AACTCCGGTAGAGTTCAAGGCATATTTACAGGTACAACCACCAGTATCAAAAAATTTAGGTAATTCAAAAATTGAACAAACCGAACCTGGAAACGCAAGAATATCGGTTTACCAAAAACATTTGGATGAATTGGGTATTGATATTGCGATGGGTGATTATATTGGTTATTATGAAACTGAAACAAGAGTTAGATATTATTCGGTTACCGATGATGGTCGTGTTGTTTCAGATAACAAACACAGTTACGCCGGATATAAACCATTCTATAGGACTATAATTGCCACACCTGTAAGTGAAAACGAATTTAGAGGATTATAATTATGAATGTTAAAATAAGTCAGGAGCAAATGGATAGGATTATTCTTAAATGGATAACGACATCAGTTGGTAAATTAACCACTGACAATGATTATGGTGACGATAATTTAAAAGATGTGTATAGATTCAGGTATTGGGTTAATGGTAAAGGTACAAGAATAATCAAAGAAATGTATCAATCACATACATATTATATTAATGGTGAAATTTACTACGGATTATTGGACGATATACATAGATTATTTAATCTTGATAAATATGAAACCGTTAGATATATAATGAAGTGGGTTGACCAACAAATAGGTAATAAAGGAATTAAATTAGGAGTATTCTCAGATAAATAATTATGGCTTTCCCCAAACAAATAAAAAAATACCTACCACTTACAACTTCAAAGACATTATATCCGAGAAGACAAGAGTTATTGGATAAAATTAACCAAGATGGAACATTTTTACCAAAATCAATCCTTCATGCTGATTTGGATAGGGGGTTTATGGATTTTGTCAGGGATGAACTTAGATTAGTTGTTGATGGAACATTAGTTCCCGTTGTTGACATAATCATAACAACACAGAATTGGGCTCAATTCACGGAAACTTGGAACTTCGTTGATTTGGATTTCAACGCCAAACCACCATTCGTTACAACGGTAAGAGTTCCTGAAGTTAAATTCGGAACAAATCCTGCGTTACTATATAATATACCAAACAGGAGACAATATTACTACGCCACCGTACCAACTTGGGATGGTAATAGAATGGGAGCTGATGTTTATAAGATACCACAACCAGTTCCAGTGGATATTACATATCAAGTAAAGATTATTTGTAATAGAATGAGAGAATTAAACCAATTTAATAAATTAATATTGGAGAAATTCGCATCAAGACAAGCATACGCAACGATAAAAGGTCATTACATACCAATTATATGGAATAACATAACAGATGAATCCGTTATGGACGTAGATAAAAGAAAGTATTATGTTCAGAGTTACGAATTCCTTATGATGGGATTCTTGATTGATGAAAATGAATTCATTGTTTCACCAGCAATTAATAGAGTCGTTCAAGTATTTGAGGCGGACGGAAGAGTTATAACAAAAAGAAGTGGGGGTAGAAATGAAATACCTGAAACTTCCGAATTAAAATTAACGTTCCCATCAGGAACAACTTCAGATACTCAAAGATATAATTTATCAAATTCGGCATCGTTATTAGGAACGACAAATGTTACATCTTTTGATGTTACCATAAATGGTGATTATTATGGATCAGATTTGGACACCATACAAATAAGCACTAATGATGTTATAACATTTACGGTTATTAAAGTTGATAATAATTTAGAATCAACAATAACTTACGAATTGTTTAACGTTTAATTTTCGCCGTAGATGTCTTTACCTTCGGAGCATTTCTCTCTTATTAAATTCTCCAAAAACCTATAAATTTTAACACCTCTTTTGTCACAATATTTTTTTAATATATCGTGAGCCTCCTCCGAAATTTTTAAATTCTTGATTTTATTGCTATCTGAACTCATATATAGATAAAAGGCAGAAAATAATCTACCTAAAATATAAATAGTTTGTGATAAGTAAAGTTTTTGCTTTTTTTGATAATATTTATTATTAAAATAAACCGAAATAACTTTATAAAAAATGGCAAATACAAAAGTATTCGTTTCACCTGGGGTTTACACATCAGAAGTAGATTTAAGCTTCGTGGCCTCAAGCGTTGGTGTTACAACATTAGGTATTGTAGGGGAAACGTTAAAAGGACCTGCGTTTGAACCTATATTCATTAAGAACTTTGATGAATTCATAACAATCTTTGGTGGTACATCACCAGAAAAATTTGTAAATACACAAATTCCTAAATATGAGTCGGCATATATTGCTAAATCATATTTACAACAATCTAACCAATTATTTGTATCAAGGATATTAGGATTATCTGGTTATGATGCGGGACCATCTTGGTCAATAAAAACAATTGCGAATGTTGATTCATCAACTATTGCGGCTACAGGAACAAGTGTAGATGCGACACAAATTAATTTTAGCGCGGTTGGTGACACAACAGGAACTTTATTTTCTGATTATACTTACGCATTTGACTCAACCGGCATTCCGGATGTGGATAATTTAATTGACATTCCTTATCAATTATTTGATGGTAGTACATCAACGGTTAGAGAAGATATTAATAACTGGATATTCAGTTTAGTTAATTATGTTAATAATGGAGGGTCAGCAACCAATATCCCTAAAATAACATATTGGGGGTCAGCAACAAACGCAACTTACGCAACTTTAGGGGCTTATACAGGAGAAACAAATAATTTCGGAGTTCCAAGTATTCCATTGTCCGGTAATACATTGACAAGTCCTTTGAATGATCCTTGGTATTATGCAACATTCACTAATGGAGGTGGCACTTATAATGGATTCTCTTTCTATATTATCCAAGAAATAGGTCAAGCTTTAAGCGACCAATCTACTTATTGGGTAGGTAGATTTAACCTATATGTGCAATATTTTAGTGGTGCGTCATTCACAGAATATGACAATGTTGTTGTATCTACATTAAGATCAAGAGGTATTGCGACTTACAGTTCGGATAATGGACCTGTTTATCAAGTATCAGGAACATCTGATTTAGATATGATTTGTACGGGAGCTTATTCGGCGGTTACTAAGAATCCATTCTCAACATTCAAAATTTCAGGTATTACTAAAAATAGTCAAACTTTCCAATTTGAAACATCAATGGATGAATCAAATTCAAACTACCTTACAAAAGTATTTGGTATTGGAAACTTTGATAAATCAAGAACTGACTATCCAATATTTGTTGAAGAAAGATATTCATCAATGTTAAGATGGGCATATAATAAAGGTTACATCAGAGGATTAAGTTGTGATTTAATCGCATTGGATGACGCAAGAAGTTTGGATGTTACATCAATTGGTAATTACTTAGAGAGATATCAAACACCATCAACACCTTGGGTTGTATCTGAATTACGAGGTAACTCTATATATGAGTTATTTAAATTCATATTAATTTCCGATGGTAATGCAGCAAACACTGAGGTTAAAATTTCATTAGTAAATATGTCATTCGCAAACGGAACATTTGATGTATTGGTTAGAGATTTCTACGACACGGATTCAAATCCTGTTGTTATTGAGAAATACACAAACTGTTCAATGGATCCGAATCTTAATAACTATGTTGCTAAGAAAATAGGTTCATCAAATGGTGAATATGCATTACTTTCAAAATACCTTATGGTTGAAGTTAATGAAACCGCACCGATTGACGCACTTCCTTGTGGATTTGAAGGTTATGTAATGAGAGAATATAGTGGAGCAATACCACCATTCGCAATCTACAAAACTAAATATAATTTTCCAGGTGAAGTTGTTTATAATCCTCCTTTTGGAACTGCAACAGGAGCGGATAACTCAACAACATCTTCAGGAGATAATGTTAGAAGAACTTATTTAGGTTTCTCTGATAAGATAGGTATTGATTCTGACTTCTTAGAATACAAAGGTAAGCAAATTCCATTGAGTTTCTGTACTACTAATGATTTTGACAATTGGAATTACAAAACAAAAGGTTTCCATATGGATAAAGACGCTAGTGCGGTTACTATATCTAATACATATATGACAAGTGGGTCGTCAGCATTTGAAGTTGGTGATGCCACATTCCAATCTGACCCTGAAGACCAAACAAATCCTTACTTTAGAGTTTTTGCAAGAAAATTCACAGTATTACCTTATGGTGGTTTTGATGGTTGGGATATATACAGAGAATCAAGAACAAATGAAGATAGATTCGTATTAGGAGCGTCTGGTTATAAGAAAGGGGCTTGTTCTTCTGACAGATACCCAACTGCGACAGGTAGTGGATTATTTAGAAATATCACCGTGGAACAAAACTCGGTTGATTGGGCAAATACTGACTACTACGCTTACTTATTGGGTATAAGAACTTTCGCAAACCCTGAAGCGGTAAATATAAATGTGTTCGTTACTCCGGGTATTGATTATGTAAATAATTCAAACTTAACTGAAGACGCAATCACAATGGTTGAGTTAGACAGAGCGGATTCTATTTATATTGTAACAACACCTGATTATGATTTATTCACATCAACAACGGGTATTGAACAAGACCAAATCTTACCACAAGAAGCGGTTGATAACCTATATAACTCAGGTATTGATTCTAACTACACGGCTACTTACTACCCTTGGGTATTAACGAGAGATACGGTTAACAATACACAGATTTATATTCCACCAACTGCTGAGGTTACAAGAAACTTAGCATTGACCGATAATATTGCTTTCCCTTGGTTCGCAACTGCGGGTTACACAAGAGGTATCGTAAATGCGGTTAAGGCGAGAAAGAAACTATCACAAGAAGATAGAGA